ACCAATTAATCTGGATGAAATCTTAAAAAACAATATTGATGAGCGTAAGCGAAATCAATAGACTAACGAAGTTAGTCTTAGAAGAATGGCAGTCCTGATTTCTTAGTTGTTTCTAGATTATCTTTAATAATATCACCTATCCATTCTCGTTCCGTTGTACTAAGAACCATAATATCATCATAGGTTAATCCACCGCGCATGTACCAACTTAGTTTGAGTGCGTCTTTCTTTATGGCTTTTGTCTCTTTATCGTAATCATTAAGCAATGACACGATCTCTTCATTGCTTAGAGTCAAAAGCCTTGTGCGAAAAAACTTGAATAATTAAATTCAATTGGCACTGTAAATTGTTCTGAGCAACTGGTACAAGTACCTTGCATTGGATCGTTAGCCGCTTCCTTATTAAACTCAGCTAGTCGCTCGTTGATTAATTTAACAGTTGCACTACTAGCATTAACATAAAAATCTCTAATAAATTTAGGATCATGAACTACGTCGCCTTCTTCGGTGGCAATATAGTCTGTGACTGCTGTGAGATTGTCAAGTCCAATTTCTACTAGTCGTTTGGTTGATTCGGTTATTGTGGTGTTACGAAGTGCGGGATCTAGATCAACATTTTCCAGAGCTTGCATAAGTTTAGCTTCTTCAAAATTTATTTGAGAACTTTTGTTGGCCTGAAAATATGCAGCTGGTCTTAACTTGATAATCAATTCTTCGGTTTTTACTGTTTTTTTATAGTCAGGTTTTTTAATTTCTGCCAAGGTATCCCTAAGATCTTTGCTGAAATTGTTTTCTGCGTTGCAATGCGGACAACGAACATCAAAATCCATCATGTGCCCGTAACTGGCAATTCTGATGGCGATTAGTACAGCATCAACATCGATACTGGGCATGCCCCATGCATCAACAATATTTGGACAGCAACTTTGTATTACATTGGCTACACCTGCACCGTTCATTAATGCATCGGGAGTACGTAGTTCAATTTCATCCCTAGTAGTAAGTGGGTATACTGCTATTTCTCCATTTAACGGTAAGTTTAAAGACCCTTCCCGCCAGTATTCACCGTCGCTGGGTAATTTTATATAGATACTAGGTTGTCTAAAGTATTTTTGTAAAGGGTTAGCACTGCGATGCTCCACTTTTTGATTTGGATCCATGTTTTGAAGCTCCATAAATATTAATTGAGTATATCTATTTATGTTACTATTTGAGGTGAAAAATGAGTTGGATTGATGATATTGGACCTAACGATTTCTTTAAAGGTATTGCGGATGCGGTAAAAGGCAAAGACCCTGCAGCACCAAAAAGTAAAACCACTGATATAGCTGATGATTATGCAGCCAACGAAGCAGCATTAAAAAAGCTAGTAGCACAAATTAAAGAAACTACTAAGACCAGTAAAATGCTATCCACTGCTTTTGAAGGTGGTAAAGTAGCAATTCCAGATTTTACTGAAAATATTAAAGAATTAGACGAGGCAATAACCAAAGCTAAGGACGAGCAAGAGGTAGAAGTACTTCAACAGCGTAAGCGGGCAATGGTACGCGGTCAAGTTGAAGGGACATTGAAAGCCAGTGCAGTTAACTTGACCGCCGGTTTCGCTAGTGCTGCATATGGTTTGGTATTGGCTGGTCTGGACTTAACCAGAGGTATCATTGAAGGACAGGATGCTATTAGTACAGCTACTCAGGCACAGATAGCACAAGTTAAAGCACAGGCAAAAGTAGGAGCCACAATTGGTGAAGCTCTTGGTGGATTGGGCCCAATTCTAGCATTTTTACCTGGACCATTTAGATTAATTGGTATAGCATTGGGTGGACTACTATCTGTGCTTGGCCCGTTTATGAAAATGGCTTCGGAAAAAACTGCCGAACTTGTTGAAAAAGGTCTAGAGATCCTAGGAGCACAACTAAAACAAGTACGTAAAGGTTTTTTTGATTTAGCAGATAGTGGTGTAAATTTTGCCGGTGGTATGACAGAAATGACTCTAACAGCAAGCAAGGCTGGTATGAGAGTCGAAGATTTTGCAAAACAAGTTAAGGAAAGCGAAGATAACATTCGCGGCATGGGCGGCGGTATGTCCTTGGCTACCCAAAGACTAGCTGGTATATCAGGAGAAATCAGAAAAGGCCAATTGGGCAGACAGCTACAAAATATGGGTATTCAACTCACAGAGCAAGCAAAGGTCGCAGCCGCAGCCGCAGCTCAATTAAATGCGTCCGGAAGATTACGATCAATGTCGGATGCGGAAGTAGCATCGTACACAGTAAGATATGCTAGAGATCTGAAAGTACTACAAGCTATAGCTGGTAAAGATGCAGAAAAGGCCATGGAGAAAGCTAGACAAGAAGCCATGGCAGCTGACGTAAGAGCAAAAATACTGCGGGAAGGCGGAAAAGATGCACTTACTAGATTTGAAGCAGCATACGCAGCAACACCCGAAGCACTACGCAAAGGTCTAATAGAAAAAATCAGTCTTGGTAGTGTAGTGGATGTAGGGACAAATATTGCAATGCAGGCCAACAAAGGAATTGGTACATTTTATGACAATATTACAACACAAGTATACAGCGGCGGAGCGGACTATGTGAAGGCAATCGGCGTAGCTAAAGAACAATTAGGAAAATCGGCTGAAAATATATCAGAAGCTAATAGGTCTATTGCACAGGCAGGGACCGCAACAGGTGATAGTTTGTTAAATGCAGTAAGAGAAATTAATTCTGCTGTAACAATGATTGGAGTAGAAGTACCGGCTGGTACCACTAAGGCAACCGCTCAAATTGTAGATGGGGCAAAAACAACCAAGGACGCATTAACAAATGCGGTGCACAATCTTGATGATGCATCTAATAAAATCGCAGTAGGGTTGCAGACAAAAATGATACCAGCTATTACATCATTCGCTGAAAAAAGTGCAGCAGCATTAATGACCATCGAGGAGGCACTGCAAGCTGTGCATACAGCTCTGGCTGACATGGGTCTAAAAGCCCAAGACAAAGCGAACCAAGCACTTGACGATAAAAACGCAGAGCATTTTTTTACCGGAGATCACATTAGACGAGGCTTTCTAAAAGCGGCTTCTAGTGTTGTAGGAGTTGTTAGTGATAAAGGAGCTGCGAGCATAGACAAATATCGCCGCGAGGGTGAAACTGCACAAACTAAGCGACGAGAAGAGCAAGTCAAGCAAGACAAAATTAATCGTCCTCAGATGACTTTTGGAGAAAAAACTGCAAGCGATTTGCGATTTTTTGCAGAAGATTTGCTTGATTTTATTGGCATGACTGGGACTGCGGAAAAACTGCACAAAGAGCGTGTCGCACAAGAAACACAAAATTTAAAAAAATCTGAATCGGAAAGAGGTTTCTTTAAAAATTTAATAGGATACAGCAGAGGTGGTATATCAAATCGTCCAGCTATTTTTGGTGAAAAAGGACCAGAAGCTGCTGTACCGTTGCCCGATGGAAGAACTATTCCGGTATCATTTAAAGGTATTGATAAGTTTTTTCAGGCAGCAATGAAAACGCTAGATCCAACGAATATAGTATCAAAAACAGTAACAGGTCGCAGTCAACCACTATCACAATCGGCTCCTGATGCTAACAGTATCGTATCGGCTGTGAAAGATATCAATAATCAACTGGCCGCTAGTCTCACCGGTTCAATTAACGCACCACCAAAGCCTGTGGGAACTAACCGAAGAGAATCCGAGCGAACTGTGGACGACATAGCCTTGATTATGGAATCGCAACTGGGCAAGCAAGAAACCATGATTAAACTTTTACAAGGTGTCCTTGCTGTAAATAAAGGAATGCTTTCTGCTTACAGCTAAATCGTACGGTAAATAAGCAATAGAGGAATATATATGAGTTGGAAAAAGTACTTTAAATCTGCAAATTTACCTACCAATGTTAGCCCACTAGGAAACGGAAGACTACCTGATCCTGGCTATAGAAATTATCAAAGTAACTTGCCCGAAGTGTATATTGGACATCCGAATCGTGTTGAACGATATAATCAATACGAACAAATGGATATGGATAGCGAAGTAAATGCAGCTTTAGATATATTGGCTGAATTTATGACTCAACGCAAT